TTCGGCTTGCGCCCTGAAAACTGCCACCCTGCTGGCAGTCCGTTTCCCTACTACAGCGGAAAGATGCTGGAGGAATTCCGCGCCAGCCTGCCTCTGCCTGTGCAGCGTATGCGGATCGATGGTGCCTGGGATCCTCTAGTTGATGAGCGCTGGATCAGCGCCTTTTCTACTGAGACGCACGTTACGGCTCTGCCAGAGCCTCCAGCTGGCGCAACGGTATTCGTTGGGATCGACCATGGGATCGTCGGAGGCAAGCAGGCTGCCTGCGTTGGCGCCTGCGTTGGCGCTGACTCGCTGCGCCCTAGAGTCTGGATCCTGGCGGAGCATGTTGGCCATGGGCAGACGAGCCAGGAGCAGGACGCACGTTCGATCGTCGCTATGCTCCACTCCTGTGGCCTGTCTGTGGAAGATGTGGATCTCTGGGTAGGCGACAGGCCTGCAGACGCCAGAGGCCTAGTGCGGAAAAGCAACACGATCTTACGGAGGCATCTGGCCGCATTGTCTGGCATTGCCTTCAATCGCTTTCCGAGGATCACAACACCGCGCAAATATGACGGATCGGTAGTTGCTGGGCTAACTATGCTCAACAGCCTGTCAGCTACACAGACAAAGACGGTTCCGCACCTTCTGTTGCACCCTCGCTGCCAGGAGCTGGCGCGCGCATTCATGACCTTCCAAGGCCACAGATCCGATCCGCACAAGGATATCTTGGACGCTTGCCGCTATCCTATCGAAAGGCTGATCGGCTCTCAAAGAGCAGTGGCGCTCTCTCTACGCTATGGATGATCCATGCCCTACACTGATCTGATCGTCTTTCCTACCCGTCCACAGATGCCAGATGACGCGCGAGCAACGCACCAGCGCGCGCGCGCAGCGATCCTGGATGAAGACTTCGACGACGTTCTAAGGAAGTGGCTGGCGCTCTATGTCCAGCCAGAGATCCTTGAAACATGGGGCCAGCCAGACACCAGCAACAACCCGTTAGTGTCCTATGTCCACCAGCTGACCAGTCCAGGCAGATACTGCAGGCGCCCAATCCTCTTTCATCCGTCCGCTACTGCTGATGGCCTGCTTGAGCCAGGAGGCGCCCTGGAGCGCGCTGGCTGGCTCACTAAGGCGCAGACATACGAGCGCCGCACTGTTGGCCTTGGCGATTACTTCGTGGGCATGGATGCGCACTCTGGCGATCTCACGCTGCAGCTGATCGAACCTTCCGACGTTTACCTTTTGGCCGATCCGTCAAACCCGGATCGCGCTGTGGAGCTTTGGCACTTGAGGCCAAGGCGCGATCCCTACCGCGATCGCTGGATTTGGACGTATACCAAGTACGCGATCGGCAACGCAGGCCAGCCAGCCAGCCTGCGAGTCTGCAGCGCTACAGAAAAGGACGAAAGCGGCGAATACCGCGATCTGTCTGTGGAGTTCTTAGGGGAAGCAGGCGCGCTCGTTGGCGATGCTTACCCGTACCGCTATGCAGACGGATCGCCGTTTCTGCCGTTTGTCCAGTTTAGAAGCCAGGACAATGGCCGCTTGTGGCACTGGTCAGAGCTGCGAGGCCTGCACAGAGGAACGCTGCACACTTGCACCTACGCCACCTACGCAGGCAGAGCGGCGCTAGACGCTACAGGCAGCCACGTTCTAACCTGGAACCTGCAGCTACCCGGCGCTGATGTGCGCCAGTCTTCAGGCGAGCAGTACACAAGCGCAGGAGGCCTGGCGAACGGTCCGCCGATTGAGCAGATCCCGATCACACCAGGCGCGATCAGCGCCTGCCAGATCGTGGAACCTGGAGTGCAGCCTGGCGTAAAGGTAGTAGGACCAGGGATCAACCTGGATCCGCTGCATCGCTTTACTCGTGGCTATATCCATGACTTGATGCTTAATCGCGGATTAGGGCAAGCCAGCGTTGAGAAAGTCTCTGCCAACCCTGCATCTGGCGCCGCTCTGCACATCTCAGACAGGCAGCGCCTAGAGTACGCAGAACGCACAGAGCCGCTGTTTCGCGCAGGCGATCTGGCGCTGTTTGCCAAGTGCGCCGCAGTGCTGAACAGGCAGACAGGCTCTAACTATCCAGAGAGCGGCTATTCTATCGTCTACCACAGAGCGCCAAGAAGTCCGCAGGAAGAGCGGAACCAGCGAGAGCGCGATGAGTGGCTTGTATCGAACGGCTACCGCTCGCGCGTTGACGTTCACAAGGAGCGATATCCAGGCCTCAGCACTGCAGACGCCTTGGCGGACTTGCGCCGGATCCAAGAAGAGCAAGCCATGGTTGACGCAAGCGCGAGCGACGAACAGCGCGCAGAAGTTGTGGAAGAGCTGCAGGCAGCAGCCCAGAGCCTCCAGGATATGCCTATGGAGCACGCAGAAGCTGCAGACGCCTTGGCCTCCGTTATCGAAGTGCTGGGCCTTCTAGGAGCACCGCTGCACGGAACAGAGGCATACCGCCAGACAGAGATCCCAGCACAGCTCCAGGAGAACGCGCCAGCAGCGGCAAAGGCTCCAGAGGCTGCAGAGGCTGAGCCTGCGCCAGCAGATCCAGTGGCGGAGCAAGTTGCGGCGCTGGCCCTGAATGGCGCACAAGTCACAGCGGCACAAGGCATCGTTGAGGCTACAGCTACGGGCAGACTGCCAAGGTCCAGCGCTCTGGCCATGCTCACTGCCTTCTTTGCTATGCCAGAAGAGCAGGCAGACGCAGTGCTGGGCAGTGTTGGCGAAGGGTTCAAGCCAGCAACAGGCCTGGAAGAATAGTGCCCACATACACTCCACCCAAAGCCGTACAACGTGCAGCAAGGCAGGCGCTAGACTGGCGCGCCAGCCTGCCTCCTAGCCGTAGAGCTATGACGTCGGTCGGAGTGCGAAGAGCAGTGCAGCTGGCCAACGCGCAGCCTGTTTCCCTGGAGACGATCCGGCGCATGATCTCCTTCTTTGATCGCCACGCTGTGGATCAGGAGGCGGAAGGCTTCAGAGCTGGAGAGCCTGGCTATCCGTCGAAAGGTCGCCAGGCCTGGAGCGGCTGGGGTGGATCAGCTGGGCGCAGCTGGGCGAAGAAGATCGCGAAAGAGTATGATCGGGACTGGTACGACAAGCGCCAGGCAGGGCGCAAGGAGAGACAGTATGGCTGAGACGTTTACCCGCGAACAGATGGAAGACGCGATCCGAGAGCGGATCGAGCGCCTCAAGTCAAAACACAGCGAGCAGATCGCCGCAGTTCGCAGCGAGCTTGCGCTGGCAGGAACAGAGATCGGAAAGCTGCGCGAAAAGGTCACAACGCTAGAGCCTTACGAATTGCAGGTTTCAGAGCTGAACGGCAAGATCGAGCGCGCTGAGCGGGTCAATTTTCTGAGCGAGCTTGGCATTCCAGCAGAGGCGCTGGCAGACATTGAGGCGATCTATCAGTCGCGAACAGTTGGAGAGGAAGAGGCGCCAAGCTTCCGGGACTTCTACTCTGAGGAGGGCGCTGGCCGCAGCGTGCCTCTTCTGGCCGGATACTTTTCCGGCTCTGCTGGTGCGCCTTCGGAGAACGGTGGCATTGCTGTCTCGTCGCCAGTTTCGGGAACCCTTCCGAACGTTCATCGAGGCGCGCCAGCATCCGTTCCACGCTCTGGAGCAATGAACCTGGAAAACGCTCAGGCGCTTATGTCTGGCCCTGGCTGGGCAAAGATGAGCCGAGAAGAGCAAGATCAGACGCTGCGAGCAGTAGAGCGCCAGCTAGGCACCAGCTACGGAACGCGCTGGAAGGGTCTACGGTTGACGGATTGAGCGCAGCGAGGCAAGATCCAGACCACAGGCCTACGCGTTCCCGGCGGTAACAGAGGAAGAGGCCAGCACTTAACCGCTAGAAGGAGCCAATTATGGCCGCCATTCCGCCTCCTGCTCTCGCCTCTGCTGTCAACACAGAGGTCGGCTTTGCGTACAACTTTGCCCAGATCGCGATCCAGCGGCGCCTCCAGGACTCGCTCAACGTAGAACAGACGGGTCTTGTGCGCCTTGTTGGCGATGCTGCAGGCAGCGGCTCCGATACGCTGCGAGTGACCAACATCGGAGGCGTTGGCTACAATCAGCCAATGTCTGCGCTGGCCAGTGAGACTGCGGCGATCACTCCTTCGCCCTTTGATCTTGGCTACAGTACGGTAACGATCGCAGACTATGGCCTGGCCTTCGAGGAGTCCTACAAGGCCCAGATCTTGGGCCGCGAACCAGCAGCAATGCTGGACGCACTGGTCCAGACCATGCCAGATTCCTTCCTTCGCACTCTGCGCGATCTGGTTGGAACCACTGTGGCCGGCTTTGCGTCTGCTGTTGGAGTGGACGCTACGGGTATGAGCTTTGACTACTACCTGGATTTCCTGCAGGCAGCGCGCGAAACGCTAGGCGCTGGCAAGCCTGTTGTGATGCTGCACCCTCGCCAGATGACGGAGCTGATCGAGTCTGTGCGCGGAGAGGGAGCGCTCAGCCTGAACCTGGCAGAGTTTGGCGCGCTTACTGGCCTGCAGGACTCGCAGATCTACCGGAATGCCTTTGGAATGGGCGCCGATATTATGATCTCGGATAGCGTCACGACTACCGCCGGAGGCTACATCGGCGGAGGTTACTCCGTTGGCGGTATCGGGTACGCCGTTGGCAGCACTGCTGGCGTTCGCGCTCGTGGCGTTGACGCAATCCGCCTGCCTGAGTTTGGGACGATCATTACGTTCCCGTCTGGCAGCTCTACCAATGGCAAGGAAACCGCAGAAGCGCGCTCCTTCCTTGGCGTTGCTGCTGGCTCTGCTGATGTGTTCCTGCAGCGCCGGATCCTGTCCTAGCTTGCTCGCCTGGCTCTGCGAGCGTGGAGCCAGGCCTTTCCAACCTGAACCAAGAGACAGCCATGCCAATCCGTAAGAAGCGGCCAAACGTCGCACAAGACGCAATCCTTACTGGAGACGTTCCAGACACCCTGGAGCCTGGCCTGGCTGCTCTACTTGAAGACCCGATCAGCGCAGGAGGAACGCCAAGCGGCTTGCCGAAGCTCCGTCCTGCGCCTCCGTTCCTCCTGCGCCATTGGCCTTTGAACTGGGAGATCGCAGAAGTAGAAGGCGCCGCAGTATGGTTGCCGGAAGTGTCGCCGCATCTGCTCGTAAAGGGCGCCGCAGGTATCCGCACTCCGGCTCCGCATGAGCCAGAAAGCAACGCATACGCAGACGCAGTGCTGGCCGCTCGTCGCCTTGGCTGGGTCTATCTGCCGCTCTCTGCGGAGATCCCCGCAAAGCTTCTGCCGCCTGGAGTGCCTGCTGGCCGCTATCGCCGCAGGGTGCGTGGAGTGCATCCGATCACTAAGGCTCTGGCTGAAACCTGGGTGACAGCCTGGGACGTTCCACAACCTGGCCTTGCTAGCCAGCCTCTGCGCTTCACAATGCACCGTGAGAGCTGGGACAAGTGGCGCGCTGCACTTGTGGCCGCTGGCACTCTGGCTGCGCCTACAGAGGTAGCTAAGGCGCAAGTGCGGCAGACGCTCGATCGACACTTGAGCCGGACACTATCTAGCCGCATGGACAAAGAGCAGCGCGCAGCAAAGGCGGAAGGCCTCAAGCACCGGATCGCGCTGGTAGAGGCTGCAGCATGAGCAAAGAGCGCGAAGCGATCCAGAGAGTGGCAGCAGACTTGCGCCGCTCGTCTAATGGACGGTTGACGCAGACGCAGGCGGAAGCCAGAGTCAGAGCGGCTAAGGTTGCCGGAGATCGGCAGCGCGAGAACAACAACCGCTAAAAAGTGGAGAACACATGCCAGCGATCACAGTGCTTCCGGATATCTCTGCGCCTATTGGCGTTCCTTATGGTCTCTTTGATGTGCTGGGCGGAGCCTTTACGGCAACGCTCGCAGGCCCTCTGACCCTTACAACGGATCACCCTGCTGTGATCCAGCTCGATCCTGGTGGCTCTGGTCGCACCATTACTCTAGAGCCAGAGGCTGGCGCTGCTGGGCGCTTCCGTCTGGTTGTCAACAAGGCAAGCGGCGCAGAGGTTCTGACCATTAAGAACGATGGCGCTGTTGACGTTTCAACGCCTACGCAGAGCGAGGCTGCGCTCTTGTACTGTGATGGCACTGCGTGGACTGAGATCGCGATCTTCAGCGTTAGCTTCACCTGATGGCTTCTGGGGAAACCGAATATACCTATCGTCAGACAGGCCCAGATGTGCTCCAGCGCGCCAGGGCCAACACTGTGGCGCTTGAGGTATGGCACAACGGAGCCAAGGTGGCTCCGTCTGTGGCTACGGTTTCCCTGGTTCGCCCTTCTGGAACCTTTGTGATCGAAGACGCAGCGGCCAGCATTGTGTCTGATGTGGCCACATACACGATCAGCGCTGGATCGCTGCCAACCACGGAAGAGACTGGCCGGCTGTATCAGCTGCGCTGGACGCTCACGATCGGAGGCCTGGCGCGCACTCTAAACCGAGCTTGCACCGTTGCTCGCTTTCCAATGGTTCTGCCTGTCACAGACCTAGATCTGACTGAGGGCGAATACCCCGATCTGGTGGATCAGCTGGGCGATTATGGCAGCAACCTCCAGACCTTTCTCTCTGCGGCTAAGCGTGACGTGTTGCGCGAGCTGGAGCAGATGGGCCAATGGCCAGACGTTATCACTGGTCCCTCTGATCTCTATGAGCCGATCCGGCAAGCTGCGTTTGCTAAGATCTTCCGCTTCCTGTTTTCGACCAATGACAGCGAACGTTCAGAGAGGCTGATGGAGCTTCACCGCGCAGAATACGCAAGCGTGATGAAGACTCTGCGCGTTCGCGTTGATCGAGATGGAGACGGAGTGCCAGACACGGAGGCGCGAGAGTCAGCAAGCCGCACAATCCACAGAGGCGGAGCCGTTAGCCGGTACCGTCGCAGATCGGCGCTCTGGTAGGCCATGGCTGGAACGCTTGCAGAGCTTCGCCAGTTTGTGGCAGCAAGGATCGCAGCCTCCAGCACTGCTGGCCTTGCTCAAGGTTCGATCACTTCGCCAACCTGGAGGCAGGAGCGCAGCCCGTTTGCGATCTTAGACTCGCCCAAATCGCGGACGCATCTGGCCTTTAGCTGCCAGATCCAGAGCGCAGACTTTGTGCCTGCTGGCGATGGCTCGTCTTCTGCGTCTCCCTTTGTTGTGGAGGCTGTTCTGGCAGTGCTGTTCCTGTTCAGGGTACGCGCGAGCAGGCAAGCAGACATTGACGCTGCAGCGACTGCGGCGGAGCACGTTGCGCGCTCTGTGTTGACGCTAGGCACAGAGGATCAGGATTATATGATCCTGCCTGATCTCCTGTTTACGCCAACTATGGCAGACGACGGAGAGACGTTAATGGTAGAGCAGCGGTATCGGGTACGCTTTGAAACCACGATCCCTAACAACTAGGAGCGCAAGCCATGCCCAGCAGCCGATACACATCACGCTTGATCTCGGTCAAATTCCAAGACGCAACTACGCCAGCAGCGCTTGAGATCGTGGCTGGGCCTGGCCCTGGAGACTCTACGATCGGAGAGCAAAACGCAGAGAACGCAGAGCGTATGCGGGTCACTGATCGCGGAGTGTTTGACGGCTTCGTCTTGGGCGATGATCTGGAACAGGACTTCAGCATCACGCTAGCCGTAAAGAACGAAGCGATCACCAGTGGCAGCGCTGATCGTGTTCGTGACTTTGTGATGAAGACCGGCAACTTTGCCAGCGCTGTGTCTGTCGATCCGACGATCTGGGCCTTCAAGGTGATCGTGACGATGAACGACGGAACCACAACGAGCACCCTAACGCTTCCCCATGTTCAGGGATCAGTCACGTTTGCAGAGGCCAAGGAAGGCGCGACCATGGTCTTTAGTGGCACCAATAACGGCGTAATCGTAGCGACCTAATAGGCGCACAGGAGACAGCATGATCAAGGTCGGAGAGACAGAGCACGAGCAGAAGCCGATCTTCATTCCACACAGGTTCCGGCTCCGCGATGCGTTCATGGGCGCAGAAGGCAGCGCAGACACCCTGATGGCTGTCTGTGGAGCTGTGCTGGCGCAGTCATGCCCTAGCGTGCTTGGTACGCCAATGGCCGAGCAGCGCGAAGCGATCAAGACTCGCTTGCTCGACTACGGAGAGGAGGCAGTTCATGTGCTGTTGTCTTCTGGTATGTCTATGGATCGCTTGATGCAGGAAGGCTCCAGCCTGCTTCTGTCCTCGCTGCGCGAGCTGCCAACAGATCAAGAGATGGAGCAGGCGCAGGATTTTTCCGAAGCACGGACGGAGGCAGACTGCACCATCTCTTCGTCCGTGCAGGCCTCCAGCACTTAGGCGATCCGCTTGGCTGTTATCGTCTGCTCAAGTCTGATCGCGAGGCTTTGATCTTGCTTTTGGGCTTTGAGCTGTTCGAGTCAACGCCCAAGCCTAAACCAATGAAGACGCCCAGCAACATCGTTGGAAACCTTGAGGCGCTGCGCCGTTTTCAGGTAGAGTGATCCATGGCGCTGAGTGAGTTTTTCGAGCGTCAACGCACCTTTAAGCCTTCGCGCAAAGCGATCAACAAGTCCGCGATCTGGAAGCAGCGTGGCTCTTCTTACCTGCGCGGCTATAATATTAAGTTTGATCCTGCGATGTTGGTGCGGCCCGATCCAGACATTGCAGAAAAGCTCCTGGCGCTGATCAACGAGGCCTACCCTGCGATCGGCCAGGCCTTCGATAAAAACATGGGCGAGCTTGCGACTGAGGCGTTTGACCGCTGGCCTGTGGAGACAGGGCTAAGCAAGAGCCTTTTAGGCCTTGAATACTTCGCCAGGGAGGAGACGCTTTCAGGCCAGTTTGTCTGCACTGCGCCTTATGCTTACTTCGTCCGCGATCGGACTAAGCAGGAGCGAAAGCGCAAAAAGCGGCGCCTCTCTTCGTCAGAGCTGGAGATCATGAGCGATCCGCCTGATCGTTTTGGGCGCGCGCTCTGGCAGCAAGCTTGCCTTGTAGCCAGCCAGCGGATCGAACCGATCACCTACGCCTACGCCACAGGAGTGGCCAAGCGGATCAAGGCAGCCACTGGCAAGCGGAGGCGCTCTAAGCGAGGCAGGAGAGTTGCAGATCGTCTAGTCTTCAAGCCAGGCAAGAAGACTGCAGCAGCCATAGCGGCAGACATTGCTAAAGCTCTAGGAGACTGACATGGCCACAGAGCGCAGAGATATTGCGCTGTCGATCATCGCAGACACCAAGCGATATCAACAGGAGCTGGCCAAGATCCCAAATATGACAGACAAAGCGGTAAGCCAAGCCGCTTTGATCGCTGTCAAGGCTCAGATCAAAGAGGAAAACGAGAAGAAGAGGATCCGACAAAAGGCCCTGAACGATCGCTTGCGCGAAGAGGCGAAGGCAGAGAAAGAGCGAGTCAGGATCGCTGAGCGCGCAAACCGAGAGATCGAAGGCTCCTACCGCGATCAGTTTTCCAGCATCAAGGGCCTGTCTGGCGCTGCGTTTGGTGGCGTAGCTGGTGATGCTTTCGATCTGATGGAAGTGCTGACCGGCGCCGGTATGGGCATGGCCGCAGTCGGAGCAGGCCTGGCCGCTCTAGCTATTGCGCCTGAGCTGGTTCGTGGGATCCATGAGTTCGCAGCTGGCGCGCGAGAAACAGCGGAGGCGCTGAACCACACATTCACAGCTGAGCAGGCCTCGAAGGTCATTGCCTACGAAGCATCAGCGGCGCAGCTTACGCGCGAATTCAACCGCATGAAGCTAGAAGGGCAGATCCTAGTCTCTAGCGTCATGCTGCCATTTGTGCAGATTACAGCGCAGATGTTGAGCGGCATCAACAACATCTTAAACAGCGGCACCGTTCTTTACTTCGTCGACTTGTACAACGCGATTGGAGACAGCAAAGACGAATTCATGGACATGCTGGGGCCTATTGGAGAGGTCGCAGTGGCGCTGGCTCGCCTGCCAGCTGCTCCAGTAGACATGCTCATGGCGCTCGGAGACGCACAGGCAGACTTCAGCCCAATGGCTGCTGAGATCCTGAAGGTTGCTAATGCGCTGGACGAAACTGGCAAAGCAGCCAAGCGAGCAGGCAAGGTCTACCACGATGAGAACCAAGACATCGGCGCCTTGTTTGACGAGCGAGAGCGGAAGATCGACGATGCGCGAAAGGCTGAAGAGCAAGCCGCGAAAGACAAAAAGGCAGAAGAAGACGCAGCATACAAGGCAAGCCGCGATGCCCTGAAGCGAGAGCTTGAAGATCGAAAGAAGCTGACTGCTGTGCTCGTTGCTGGCTTTGAGGAAGAGGCAGAGGCAGAGCGCCAGCATCAACTCTTTAAGGCTGAGCAGCATCAACGAGAGATGCAGGCAGCCGAGGAGCTGAAGAAAAAGCAGGACGAAGCAAAGGAAAAGCTCAAAGAAAACATGCTGGCCCTTGCAGATCTGCAGGCTGTGGCAGTAGGCGCGATCGCTACGTTTTCTCAGATGCGCTTTGAGGAGACTCGTGACGGAGCAACGGAAGCAGTTGCCAACGTGGATCAGCTCAAAGGCGAGATCGAAAGCCTAGAGGCAACGCTGGAGACAGCCAGCGCGACAGAGCGCAGAGAGATCCAGGCGACGATCAACGCCAGACAAGACGATCTTGATGAGGCAGAGCACCAGGCAAAGCAGGCAAAGAAGCGAGCGCGCAGCGCCTTCCGTGAGATGAAGGGACTGCGGATCGCAGAGGCGCTGGTGAACGGAGCCGCTGCCGCTGTGCGCGCTGTGGCGGAGCTTGGGCCTGTGGCTGGCGCTATCGCTGCCACTTCGATCGGCATTATGACTGGCGTTCAGGTTGCGCAGATCAAAGCGCAGAAGCCTCCGAAGTTCCACGATGGCGGTATGGTTCAGCCAGACGAAGTTGTGAGCGTTCTGCGGCGCGGAGAGGCTGTCTTGAATGAGCGCGCAGCGCAGCGCCTAGGCAAGCAGGCGATCCAGAGCCTGAACAGAGACGAGCCGCTAGGAGCAGTGAACATTTACTTAGGCGAGGATCTGCTAAGGTCGCAGCGCCTTACCCGCTCTGGGCGCTCTGGCGCTCACTCTGCGATCGGAGCGCGATCGCCGTATGTTGGACGCTAGGAGGCCTGCATGGCTAGAGTTGACAGGACAGCGCAAGGCCTGGCGCCAGTCGATCAGCGCTTCACAGAGAGCGCGATCAACCAGACTGAAAGCACATACACGCAGGCAGGCTCCAGGCCTGGCGTAGCAGTGGCCACAAACAGCAAGCAGAACGCAGCGCCGATCCTGTCTGGCGCGCAGGACACAGCGATCGATCTGAAGGTATCGAAGAGCGGCGATCCGTCCGTTGAGCGCAGAGGCTCCGCGTACCTTTGGCGGAAAGACAGCGAAGCCAACGAGCAGTATCGGGGTTGGACTTCGCCTGTTTGGTGGACCAGGACCAGCTCTGTCCACTTTTCTGGCGTAGCTGCGATCACAACTCTAGACGCCTGCGTGGATCATGACTCGCAAGGCGTTTCCGTGATCTTTGCGGAAGGCACAACAACGCCGCTGTCTTGGCGCCGCTTGACGGAAAGCGATCAGTCATTGACTGCAGCGGCAGAGGTTCTGGCTGTTGGAGGCGGAGCTGGCTCCATGAACGGGCCAGCGTCGATCGTGTCTCTGCCTGATGGACGCAGGATCGTCCTTGACTTTGCTGGCCCTGCCAACCTGCAAGGCCCAACCGTTTACAGCCAAGAGACTGCGCTGGGATCTTGGACAGAGCTTAGCGATGATCCATTCCCTGGCGGAACCTCGTTTGTCGTTGGCGCCGTTGTGGCGCTCTGGCTTCGCTATGCTCGGGGCCAGATCATCTGCCTGATCACAGACAACAACGGCAACTTGCACCAGCTGGCCAGCGCTGATCTTGGGGCTTCCTTCCGCTTTGTGGAGACAGTCACAGGCACCAGCGGCGAGCAAGGCGCAGGCGTTGACGTGTACCCAGATGGAACGATCCTGATCGCGTACCATGACGCAGCAGCAGACAAGCTCCGCACAAAGCGGCTTGGCTCTGCCTTTGAGCCGATCAGCCAGGCGGCAGGAGTGGATCTGCCAACAGCGGCAGATGTGACGCAACAAGAGGTTCCGCTGTCTGTGTCTGTGGACGCTGATGGCACAGCTTACGTCTTGGCGTATGACACCACAAACCTAGGAGCGCCAAGGACATTCCTGCACATTTACGAGAGCACAGATGGAGGCTTGAGCTGGGCGCTGTATGACTCTGGCTGCTTTGGCTCGAATGAGCTGGGCAGCTTCGACATGATCCGCTCTGTGTGCGCCTTTGGCCGCTTGTATGTGCTCTGCGCGCTTGATGCTGTGACTGGCGCGAGCCTGTTTTGGTGTTCTGGCTTTTCAAACGTCACACCAGGCAAGACGCACACAAATCCAGCGCGCACCGGCTTTGCGTCTATGAACCAGAGCACCAGCGGCTATCATGGCAACTGGTGGAGCTGCGCCCTTCCAAGCGCCGGAACCACTGGATACTCTCCTTTTGGTTCTGGCTCCCATGCGCTCGTGGGCTCGTCTGATGATCAGTATCTACAGATCACAACGGCCAGTAATACAGAGGGCTTTCTGGCCAGTCAGACCACTGCCACAGCTGGCGCCGCTGCTGCTGTGTGCTGGTCTATGCGAGTGGTTAGCGGCGGAGGCGTATCTAGCAACGCGATCGCGTTGACGCTTCGCCACAGTGACTCTGCAGGCAACCAGATCGCGCTCTCTGTGCGCTTTGCTGCTGCTGGCTCTGTGCGTCTGACAGACGGAACCAGCAGCAGCGACGCAAGCATCACAACCACAGAGCGAAGAGACTATCTGCTAGAGCTAGCGGCCAGCACTGCGCGCCTGTACTCCAGAGCACATCCTGGCGAAGTTTGGGCGCTCAACTGCTCGATCGTTGGAGTGGCGACTGGCGCCGCTTCAACGCTCGCGCGGACAAGCTGGGGCCATTTGGCCAATAACTCTGCTGTTTCGCACTGGTGGAACGTCGCACACAGACACGAAACCGCAGAGCTGTTGCGCTCGTTTGGCACTGGGATCAGCGCTCAGGTAGGCAAGCGGATCGCTGGATCCGCGTATCCGTTGCCTGGTGTTGGCTCTGCGAGCTTGGCCAGTTTTCTGCGCGTTGTAGGAGGCCACAACAGACCGATCGGAACGCCTGATTTCAACCTTGATCCGTCGTATGATTACCCTGTAGGCGCACTATTCCCGGATCAGTCGCCTAGCCCTTCTGCTAAATGGCGCAGCACCGGCACAGCTGCTGCGGTCGATTTTGTGATCGAGCTTGCGTCAGGAATAGACACCAGGCTGGACGATGTTCTGCCTGTTGTCGTTGTTCGTGCGGCCAATTTTCGGACACTTGAGATCGCCACTGGCACAGCTGCAGGAGTGTTCACAACACAAGCAACGCTTGATCTGTCTGCTGATCTGCCGACCGTTCCGTATACGCGCAGCGGAGACACCATCACGATCAGCGGCTCTCCGTCTGCAGGCGTCTTCCGCTGGCTCCATGCGGACGAGCTGATCGGAGGATCGATTGACTTTGGTTCTGGCGTAGTCAAAACCATCTTGAGCCATACCGCTGGCTATCCAGACAGCGCAGCCAGCGTGGTTCCGGTGTTTCGCGTTGATGACTCTGGATCGGTGCCTGCCTCTGGCTCTGCTACGCTGATCCATCACTCTGGCGTCTGTGTGCTGTCACAGTACGCGCCAGCTCCAGCGCGCTTCTGGAGGTTCCGGATCCCAGTGCAAGACACTAGCTCCGGAGTCTTTGAGGCAGGCACTCTGGCGATCGGTGCTGCAGTGGTTCCGGGTAAGCGCTGGGCGGAAGGCTTCACGATGGCCTCAGAGCCTATTGTGGCCGCTTCAGACAGCCAGAGCGGTACCAGGCGCCTGGAAGAGCGAGGCGAGCCCAGAAGGCGCCTCACGTTCAGCTGGAGCCATGGCGTTAAGCTTGACCGCTTGCGCAGTGCTCCGCTGACTGCTGACACGATCAGCGCCGCAGCAGGGTTGCCGGTGCTGGCCGGTCGCGGAGATGTGCTGTGGCAGCTTGAGGCGCTGCAGAGCCGCAGCAAGTCTGGCCAGATCCCGATCGTGGCTGTGCCTGCAATACCGGCGACAACGAGCACGATCACAGATCCGAGCTTGTATCTGTTCGGCCTAATGGAAGGAGCGATCCAGGCTGCTCATGTGCTGGGCGATGAAGGCACTGACGAGTATCTGAGGATCGAGTCTGTGACGTTGACGGAGCTGGTCTGATGGCGCTGCCTAAGAACTGGCGCGATCTGGTTGGCGCTGTTGGCCGCTTCGTGCTTGCTGTGGAGTGGTACGAAGGCGGAACCCTGCACTTTAGCGATCAGGCGTTCACGCTTCCTAGCGATCGTGGCGATCTGCTGGTGGAGTCTGGCCTGGCTGCGATCACAATGAACCGCGCGGAGCCTTCGCCGGAAGTGCGGATCACTGTTGACAGTCAGGCTGTTGACTGGCTGGCCGCATGGAGGCGAGGCCTATTCTTGGAGCGGATACCCGCTCGTCTGTACCGCTGGCACACAGGAGACACCCTGGAAGGCGCGCGCCTGCTGGTGGATGGCTTCCTAGGTTCTGTGGCCTTGGCAGATCCTACGGCTCCAGGGCGGCTTGCCGCTGTGCTGCGGACTCGCGATCGCAGTGTGGGCCAACTGATCCCAAGCCAGACAATATCCTTCGAGTCTATCGGCAGCTTAGAGGTTGCAGGCGCCTCCCTTCCTGCCGTGGTGGTGAGTAATGGGCCGTCCATAGGCGCTTATAGACCCGAAGTCTTCGGGCGCCCAGGAGCGCCCACCGGGCGCCCAGCGGTTCCCATGCTGGAGCTATCGCTAACGGATGACACGCTCGCAACAGGCGGCGGAACGCCGAGGCCTCCTGCGTGGCTTCTGTGTGGACACTTGATCAAGGCGACATCCGTTCAGATCTGGGATCAGTCTGGCGGAGCTGTAGCCGTGATCGAGAGTGTTTCAGAGGAAACCGATCTCCAGTTTCGGCGATTCTCAGCAGTGAAGAAGAACGGCAATCCCTGGGCGCCGCTATCGGATGAGCGGTGCAATACGGGCCGCAGCTTCTGGTATGGCTTCCTTACTGGCGAAGGCAGGCCCAATCCTTACCGGCCAGGCGATCTGCGTGGCTTATCTGATGTGCTGCGTTTTCTCTACGAGCGGATCGGCCAGAGGCGGATCGACCTTGGCAGGATGGAGAGCTTTGCTGGCGAGCTGAACCAGTACAAGATCGACTGTGTTCTAACTGAGCCGATCGAGCTGGAGCAGTGGATCAGCGGCGAGATCTTGCGCGTTTACCCAGTGCGGATCATTGAAGGTCCGAACGGCCTTTACTGCAGGCGCCGCACCTTCAGAGCCTCAGAGGCTGATGCTGTTGTGACGCTCACAACAGGCGCAAGCGGAGGCCTGCGCGTTGCTGCTGACTCTCCGTTGACTCCGCTGGCAGTGTCTCTGGCTACGCAAGCGCGCATTGAGTACGCCTTTAGAGAGCTGTCTGTATACAGTCAGGCGATCACTGTTGGAGTCACTCCTGGCGCTGTGGCGCTTGAGGAGGCCTCAAGCCTGCGCCAGTCTGGCGCACATTGGGCAGAGATCGCGGAGCCTTACGCTGGCACTGTTGAAGCAGTGATCGAGGTTCCGACAACCTGGGATCCTGGAACGGCGCAGCGCTTGGCCCTTGACTACCTAGATCGCGAAGCTCTGCCACGCTTCCGCCGTTCCTATGTGGGCGGAGTAGAGCTGGAAGGCCTAGCGATCGGAGATGTTGTGCGCCTTGACGATCCGGCTCTGGACGCTGCGCAAGTGCGGCTTGCGACGATCGAAGACATAGAGATCGGCTCTGCCTCTGTGCGCGTTACTTTGGAGCTGATGCGGGATCCGCTGCTGTATGATGTGCCAACAAGCTAGGAGCCACAAATGGCGACAACACTAACGATCGGCCAGCCAAAGCGGATCAGCCTTGGAACGACTACCGAGGAGATCACTGTACCAAGGAACGCGCGATACCTCCGGATCGAAGCGTTGGCGCATGATGTGGCGATCGCAGTCACAGGCACAGACGGAGGCGCCCTGGCTGCCGACTTCGAGACGTACCCACAAAAGGCGATCTATGTGCGTAGCATGTTCAATACACAAGGCAAAGCGCGCCATATGACAGATCAGCTGATCTATGTGGCGGTAACTTCTGGCACTGGCACAGTGGGCATCACTGCAATGTATGAAGGCGCCTGATCATGCCCTTTCCACTGATCAGTATGGGGCCTGGAGATGGAGGCAGCGCCACAGCCTGGCGCCAGCTTATGGCTGCAGATGTTGTAAACGAGGAAAATACAGGCCTTAAAACATCGATCGCAGACACAGCGGACGGCATCAGCTATCGAGGCTCTGCGGCCA